GATGCCCTGGACGATTTGTCCACGCCATCGACCACCGTCCTGGCAGCGTTGGCGTTCGATTCAAAGGTGGCCTGGATGGTGGCGCCCGTTTGCGCCCGCTGGTCGGCACGCAAGCCTTCCAGCTCCACGCGCATAGCCTGGTTGTCCTCGCGCAGGCCGCGGATTTCAGCGACAAGAACCTCGGAACCGACGTTCGCGGCCGAGGAATAGCGTACGGGGTCGAAGACGGCCGGCGCTTCCACGGCTGTTTCTGCGAAAGAGGCGGCGACAGACATACCTGCAACAGGCGCAAACCGCATGCCACCCGTGATATCGGTCTGCCCGCCGGCGCGCAACGCCGCACCCAGCGCATCGACCGCTTGCTGGATACCGACGGCCGTCTTGTTCAGGTTAATCAACTGCCCCACTTGCGTATCGAGTGCAGTCAGTTGCTTCTGTGCATCATTCAACTGTGTGCCGGTAACCGCCGCCAGCGCTGCCAGTTCGGCCTGGACCCTGGCCGCATCGGCGGCATAGCTCGCGCTTGCAGCGTTCACGACCTGGCTCGCCGTCAAATACGCGTTGGCCGTACCTGTCAGCGCCGACTGTGCCGCCGCATCGCCCGTCTTCGCCTTGGCCAGCGTCTCTTCATACTGGCGCTGCGCCTCGGCCATCTTTTGCATCGGCGTCAGCGTCGACAGGCTGCCCAGCAACAGGGAATCCTTGAACGAGCGGATACCGTCGCCAAACGACTTCAGGCGGTCAATGGTCGACTTGAGGGCCGAAGACTCCGTTGCATAGGCGCTGGCAATATCCTGCCGCGCCTGCAACTGGTCATACAAGGCCAGGTTGGCGGCATCGACCGCTGTACGTTCCCTGGCACGCAATTGCGCCGAAGTCATCGTCATCTGGTCGAGCTTTTCCTGGATGCCCTTGCGCTCGTCGGCGATACTCTGTTCCGACCTGGTCAAGTCTTCCGTCGCCGCATGCGTCTTCGCAAACGCATCGGCCAATGCCATCAGGCCCGCGTACTGCTCGGCGCCCGTCTTGGTGGCCAATGCGCCGGAATTGGCCAGTTGCAAGACCGTGTCCTTGAACTGCGCGCGCGTGGTCACGCTGGCATAGCCCAGGGCGGCCATCTGTTCCGTCACGTGTTTTTGCACGGGCGCCAGGCGCTCGGCTTCGGTCAGGTAATTTTCGGCAAAGAACGCAGTCCGATTGCCCAGTGCCTCAACGCCGCCGGCAGCCTTGACCAATTGCTCGCGCGCCGCCAGGGATGCCACGCCGACGGCGCCAAATGCCTGCTGCGAAGTGCTGCCCAAGGTTGCCAGCACGGCGTCAACAGTGGCATAACTACCCGCCAGGCGCTGCAGCGCAGCGCTCGCCGACTCGCCTTTCAATTTGAGCTGCGACAAGGAAGGAACCAATTCCATGGCCATGGCATCGCCGACGCCGGTAAAGAAGTCGGCAATGGCTTTCTGATTGGCCGCATCGTCCTTGGTCATGACAATATTGAGCGACTGCGTGCGCGTGGCCAGGCCATCCGTATTCACGCCCAGTGTGCTGGCGAACGTGCCCGTCACCGCCTTCATCTGCGCGTACGTATCGCCTAACGATGCGGCCAGCTCGGCATCAACTTCAGAGTGGTCGGTACCCTTTTTATTCTTGCGGAAAAGACCGCCTTTCTGGGTCCAGTTCGAATAACTCTCACCCGTAAAGCCATCGACACCGAGACTGCCGGAAATACCTGCGCTGCTGACCTTTTTCTCTCCCATGCCGAACAGGCGGTTCGCGGCGCCTCCCAGCAAGCCGCCAACCAGGGCGCCCATAGCAGTACCTACCACCGGGAAAATGCTGCCAACGACAGCCCCGATCGCCGTGCCAGCATTGACGATGCCATTGCGGCCATATTCACCCGAAATCATCTTGCCGCCGTACACGCCACCCATGACCCCGGCGGCAACGCTTGCCGCCGCGCCCGCACCGGTGGCAAATGCGCCATTGGCCCCGGCTGTGTACGGAGTGCCTTGCAGCATGCTCATGCCACGCTGCACGCCATTGGCTACCGAAGTACCAATACCGGAAAGTCCGTTGGACAGCGATTCATAGATGCCTTTCGCCGAACTCAAAAGCGACTGGATACCCCCGCCATTGGCCAAACTGCCCTGCGCTTGTGCCGCACCCGGATTCAGAAACGAGGCAAAGCCGGCCGCAATGGGAGACATGATCGGTTGCAGCACGAGGTTGTTGAACATGCTCTTCAACTTGTCCTTGAACATCGTCGCCAGGTTCTTGCCGCCCTCGAAGCCGTTCATGAAGGCGTCAGTCAGCGATTTTTCGATGTCCTTGGCGCTGGCGGCCCAGTCATCCGAGGCCTTCTTGGCCGCAGCGGCAGACGCTTCCTTGGCGGCCAGTTCTTCCGTCGCCGTCATGCTGCGCTGCTTGGCATCGATCAAGGCATTCAAATACTCGATCTGCGCCGCATTTTCCTTGCCCACCGCCAGCGCGGCGCGCTGTTCCTTCAACAACGCCATTTCATTTTGCGCGATAGCGGTCTTGCTCATGCCATACACCGCTACCAGCTTTTCGCCAGCCTCCGCTTCCTTGACGGCATCGGCAACGGCCTGCGTCCGCGTATCGGACAGCGCTTTCGCGTCCGCCTGCGCCTGCTCCGCCACTGCCTTGGCTTGCTTGTCCACCTCGATCTCATCGAGGCGAGTTTGTATCACTTTGCGTGCAACCTCGAATCCCGCCTGCTGTGCTGCGGTCACCTTTTTCGTCCGATCCGCCAGGAGTTCTTTCAGCCGATAATCGAACTGTTGCGCCTCGTTCATCTCGGCATAGCCGGCAACTTCGCGCTTCAGGTCGCGGGCCTTGCCGCGCATGTCATCCATCATGGCTTCGAAAGGCGTTGGCGGAGCGGGAAGTGATGGCGCGCCTGTACCAGTTCCGCTCGTCGGTTTACCCGACGTGCCTTGCTGCTCAAGCTGCTTGAGCTTGCCCTGCAGCGCATCGAATTCGGCTTGCAGCCTTGCCATGTTGCTGTCCCGCGCCGCCTGGTCCAGGGACTGGTATTTTCCCTTACGATTGCGCACCGCATCCATTTCCGTCGAGATCTCTGCCATGCGCTCGCCAGCCGGGGTATCCAATCCTTTCTCCGACACGCCAAGCTTTGCCAGCTCATTACGCTTTGCCAGCTGGACCATCTGCTTGTCGAGTTCAGCAATGATATCCTTGGTACTTTTGCGCATGGGCTCTACGGCCTTCTCCGCATTGTCCTTCGATGAACTCCCCCACATATTCCAGGCGGTAACACCTAACCCTACGACAGTCACCAGCAAGCCAATATACCCACCCATGAATGCCAAGGCCCCTTTCAGTACCCCTGCAGCGACCGATGCGGCACGCGTTGCTGCCGTTTGCGCCACCAATGCGGCGGAGTGAGCCTCGGAGGCAACAATGGCACGGGCCTGGGCCGGTATCAGACCATTGGTGGTCAGCGCCAGCGCCACGTCGGCCTGGCTGGCGCGTATCGTCGCTTGCAATTCAGCCACGCGCGCGGTCGCCAGTGCCGAGGTGGCAGCGGTCGCCGTCACGTCGGCATTCGCCGCCGCCAGGGTGGATGCAAGCAAGGCCCGGTTGGCTGTGACCTTGCTGTAAGTAGCCACTACGACGCCGGCAGCCCAGGTGGCAAACTTCGCGGTGGTCAGCGTTTCCAGCACGCCAACGACCAGGGTCAGGTTATTCGACAAAAATTCGAGACCGCTCGTCATCAGGCGCACGGCGCCGCTCGACTCCGCCTGCCTCGCCGTGAATTCCATCACGTTATTGCTCAGAACGGTAAAGCTGCCGCCGATAGTTTCGAACTGCACGGCTTCCTTGCGCAACTCGCCCAGCGCGTTCGGCAGCGCGATGGCCATCACCTCGGCGGTGATCAATCCTGCGCCGGCAAGCCCGGCAAGCGCTTCTTTCGACACGCCCAGACCGGCAGCCATTGCCGCCATGACTTCAGGAGCGGCCTGGCTGATGGCGTTAAATTGCTGGCTGCTCAAGGCGCCATCGGCGAAGGCATCGGACAGGCCCTTGAAAGCGGTAGCGGAATCGACCGCCGATGCGCCGCTGATCTTGACGCCCAGATTGAGGGCCTCGGTGATGCCGGCCACTTCGGCCTGGCTGATGCCCAATTTCTTGGTCGCATCGTTCATTTGGGTATATAGACCCGCCGTAGCGGCAAGATCCGTTTGTCCCGAGGCGGCAATACGCTTGACATTGTCGTACGCCTCGCCATATTCCTGCGTAGAGCTGGTCGACATGCGCAGTTGCGCTGTCAATTTCGTATATTCATCAGTTAATTTAACGATCTGGCCGATATTGTTGGAAATACCCAGGCTGGAGAGTATCTCCGTGTATTTTTTCGTGACATCTTCGAGTTTCAGAGTCGACTTGGCGGCCTTCTCGCTGGCCTCGCGCATGCGTTCCAGGTCATCTGCCGCGATGCGCACATTGAGCGTATCAATGCGTATCTGTAGTGTTGCAATATCAACGGTCATAATTTACCCATAAAAAAAGCCACCGAAGGGTGGCAATGCAAATCGAGGCCACCCTGGCGATGACAGTTGTGTTTTTGGCGTCACCTCTGCTATAGATAGGCCGGGTAAAGGCCAGCCTAATGAGAACTGTTTTGATGGGCCATGTAGGCCGCGTCAAGCTGATCGACCAGCTCTTCTTCCCATACCGCCAGGCGTATGCGGTGTCGCAACTGCCAAGCCAGGATATCGAGGCTGCTCAAGGGATTGACCGCCATGCCGTGTTGCCGCTTGCGGCTCATCTGCACGAAAAACTGCCACACGTGCGCCAGTTCAAACGGCAGTTGCGCGCAAACGGGAGCCTGCGGCTCCCGGTAGAGTGGATGACGCTTCGCGGCATCCAGGTGCTCGCCTTTCGCATTGCCATCAGCCGCCTTCGCCGAACGCTCAAACTGTTCGTCGGCAAAGAGCAGCAAGGCGGCGGCTAGACCGTCAAAAAATTGCCGTCCGCCTCGAGCGCAGCCAGCACTTTTTCCTGCCAGGACGGCATTTTTTCAAAAATCGCCTTCAGCAAAGCCGGGGACGGTTGTACCGGCACGCCCTTGTCGACGAAACCAGGCATGCCCACCACCACCGCGATGGCGATCTTCATGCTGCGGTTTTCCGCCAAGTCATACAGTTCCGCAGCGCCTTCGTCGGTCTTCGCGTCGATCTGCTTGCTTTTTTGCACCGAGCGCTTGATCGCCACCACCGACGTTTCGCGGATCACGGCACGGTACTGGTCGGAATTTTTGCTGACGATTTCAAAGCCCGCCTTGTGCGCACCGTCTTCGTCGAACAAGACCGACACCAGGTGCACCTGGTCCACGGGCTTGTTACCGTCATTCAGCAGGGAGATATCAAAACCAGCCGAGGCGATCATTTGTGCGTTGTTCATGTGTATTTTCTTTCTTGATAAAGGTAAAAAGTAAAAGGCCGCCATCACGGCGGCCCCGTAGCAAGCGTCAGCCGCTTACAGCGCGCTGTCCTGGATGGTCAGGGTGGTCGCTTCATGCTGCGCATCGGCGCCCTTGTAGCGCAGGACGTCGAAGGCGCAGGTGACGATCTTGTTTTTCTCGCCGTCGTCGATCTTGGCCGAGGTGATCTTGATGCGGCCCATGGCCAGCGCCAGCACGTCGGCTGCCGGCGCCGTGCCCGATGCCATGGCGTAGGCCAGCGGGATTTCCGTCTCGGACTTGAAGTAGTCGAGGTAGGTGGTGTCCTGCAGCAGCACCGTGAACTGGCCCGAGCCCATCACCTTGCCGCGCGAGGCTGCCGTGGCGTACTTTGAACCGATCACCGGGTCGACCTTGACCTGGCCGTCGAGCGAGACGGACATGCCGGTACAGATCTGCGACGGGATGCCGTTCACGGACAGCATCGCCGTGGCGCCCGAAAACTTGCCGGTGCCCGGCGCGGCCAGCGGCGTGGGGAAGTACGGCACGGCCGTGGTCGGGCCTTCCGCCTTGCCCATCAGAGTGAAGTCCAGGCTGGTGATGCCGTTCGGCTGCACGGCGATATCCATCTTGCTGACCAGCTGGTCGACGAAGCTGCGGTGCACGCCGATCTTCGGGTCCTGCACTTCGGCCGTGAACCAGTCGGTGGTGTGGCCGCTCAAAGGTGTGAAGCTGCGCTTGCCCACCGCCGCCACGCCGACCGAGTCGCCGGCCGCCTTGACGATCATGGCCGAACCGTCCATGAACTGGCCATTCAGGTTGGTCGCCGTCACCGACGTGACGAAGAAGTTCTTCGCGTTGTTGGCGGCGGCCGGCGCCGTCATGCCGGTGATGCGCACCACGCTGCCGGCGCGGAAACCTTCTGCCAGCCAGGAACCGGCGCTGCGCGTCAGGCCGGAGGCGGCGGCAGCGATGGTGGTTTGCGCGGCAGCGACGCCGCCGGCCGTGAAGTCGCGGCGCAGCAGCGCTGCCATCAGCGGCGCGTAGGTGCCGCACGCCGCTTCGGCCTTGATGGCGCCCGTGGTGCGGAAATTGCCCAGGCGGGTATCGCCCTGCTGCTGGCTGGCGTCGATTTCGGCGCTCGCATATTTGTCCGCTTCCGTGTCGAAGGTGGCCGTGACGCGGGGATAAATCTGGCCGCCGCCGGCGGCGGCCTTGCTGCCTTCGGCGCTTTGTTTGCTGATAACGATCAAGCTGTCGATGCCGTTTGCTGTCGATGCCATAAGTAATACCTTTCGTGGGATGAAAAAAAAGACCGCAGGTGCGGTCTTGAGGGGAGAACTGTCAACAATCGGGAAAATAAAAAGCCCGCGCGCGGCGAGGCGGCGGGCTGGCGTCCGGATGGCACGGGGCCGTGCCGGACGAAAGATGGGCGAAGGAGCCATGAAGGCCATTCGCTGCGCTGAATTCCCCTATCGGTGTCGCGCCAGAGACGCGTCTATTACGAGTGGAGAAGCATGTGGTCCTGCGGTGTTGCGGTGTTGCTGTTGCTGCGTGATCGAGACTCTATTGTAGGGGCGTTTTTTTCAGCGCCAGGCATATTGCAAAAAACTTTTCAGTGACCCAGGCGGCGCATGGCGCGGGCACCGTGCGACTGGAAGATACCTTCCAGCTCGCTGACCATATCCTTGATGCGTTCGAGCTCGAAGCCGCCGGAGCAGCTGATGGCCGCTTCGCCGGCACCGTGGCACGCCTTGCAGACGACCGGCGCGCCAGCCTGCATGGCGGCGACGACGCCCGTGCCGTGGCAAACCTTGCATTTGCTGTCGAGCCAATGCGCGAGCGACGCTTCGGCCACGCGGCGGTACAGGGTATTGGCGGCCTGCGCATCCCAGGCCGTCTGCGCCTTGACCCAGCGCCGCGCGCGGCCCTTCTGCGTCACGGCCGCCGTCCAGGCGCGCAGCAGCTGCGCCAGGTTGCCGGCATTGCCTTCGAACAGGCGGCTGATGGTGCCATCCGCGTATTTGACGCGGCACAGCAAGGCGCCCATGTCGCCGGCCAGCGCGGCCGCCGCGATCACGTCCAGGTCGTGGTGGACGGCATCGTCGCGCAGGTTCTGCGACGACAGCGATGCGATGAATTTTTCTGCAAACCCCATGATTTTCTCCTCGTTGATACTTGTCTTAGTTGTCCTGCGCCGGCCCGAACAGGGCCGCCACCAGCGGATCGCGGCGCGCCGCACCGCGTGGCCAGCTGGCCGTGCGGCGCACCTGCGGCGGCAGTTCGGCCCAGCCGTCGACCTCGTCGTCCTGCTCGCCCAGCGCGTACAGGGCGGGCCGCTGGCGTCCCGGCTCCGTGCAATGGCGCTGCGCCAGGTGGATCTGTCCCATGCCGCACATGTGGCGCAGATAGCGGCTCATGGTGCCCGCATCGAGTCCCAGCAAGGCGGACAACTGCGCCGCGCTGGCCTGGCCCTGCTCGCGAATGTACTGCACGATGCGGGCGATATGCAGCTGCGACTTCTTGCTGCGTCCCTGTAACTGGCGCCCCTGCCGCGGCACCGCCCTGCTTTCAACCGACTGACTGCTGTTCAACATCTGCCTGACCTCCCGTGGTGTCGCCAACCGGCAAACGCTGTAGTACGTTTGCGACAGGCAACAAGTAGACTTTATCAATCGCTAATGTTAAAG